AAATACTAAAATAAGAATCATTTAAAATATTGCTAGGTTTATCTAATATTTCATTTTTAGTCAAATAAAATTTATTATTTTTCATTCCTCTTAATTGGTGCGGGATAATTTTATCTAGAAATTTTTTTGTTTCAAGATCACAATTAGATAAATTATTTACTAAATTAATATTTTCTATTAAAGAATTTAAAAATGTATGCACATCAAAATATTCGTTAATTTCATTTATATAGGTTACATCGGTATCTCTTTGATTAAAATTTCCATAATATTTAGGTAAAGTTGATTTTTCAAAATTACAAATTTTTATTTCAAAATTAATATTTGGTATTTCCCATTGTTTATTTCCAAGTTGATATCCTAAATTTGATTCTTTTTTGATATAAATAATAATGTTTTCTAAGGTTAAATTATTATGTCTGAATCCAGGGAATTCTTTTTGAATAATAGCTAAGGTATGAATAACTTGAAATATTAATGGTTTATATGCACATTTATTTTCAGTAAAATATTCTTTTAATAATACAGATTTACAAAAATGTTCTCTTAATCTCACAGAAAGTTTACTATTAATTTCTTCATATTGAATTTTTTCTGAAATTAAATCATATATTTGTTTATTAGAATCTTTTATTAATCTTTCTATTTGTTCAAATTCAATATCAAAATTTAAAATAGGTAGTAAAATATGTCTTGTCTTCTGTTTTATAACTAATTGTGATAATAAATAAGAAAATAATGAATCGTTATTGGCTAAATTATTTAAGCTGTTTAAATCCTTAGTATATGTACTAATTTTAACTGTTACTGGGAAGCTATCTGAAAATCTTTTTAAATATATTATTAAATCTTTATTATTTACACACATAATTGATAATTTTCCATTATCTAATTCCTTTAAAATTTCCAAAGATTCATTTTCATCTGTAATTTTAATATCATCTAATTTTATTTTACCTAATGTTATATTACTTATTTCAAAACAACTATCCAAGTCTTCTTGGTTACAAAAATTATAAAGTAAATAAATTTTTTCTTCCATTGAAGTTAAGTAGAATTTATTTTCTAATTTATTTTTTAATAATTTTTATTTTTTATTTTATTTTTTTATTTCTCTCTCTCTCTCCCTAGAATATTAAAAAAAGTAGATATCTACTAAAGTAGATTATTAAAAATATATTTAAGAATAAAAAATGTATTATATTATATATAAGAATAGTAGTAGATGGAATATTATTGTAATGAATGTAAAAAGAAATATAAAAGTTATAAAAGTCTATGGAAACACAACCATATATATCATAAACAAACGATAAGCATAAAAACGGCTTATGATAAGCAAAATGATAAGCAGGAGGATAAGCATCATGAAGTAGATAAATATAAATGTAATTTTTGTAATAATTATTATAAGCATTTTCAAAGTAGATGGCGCCATGAAAAAACTTGTAAAGAATCTAAAAAAATAGAAACTAATGTTTCTCATTTAGAAATTAATGAAATGAAAGATAAAATGGTTAAATATGAAGATAAGATTGATAAACAAACTAATGATATTAATGAATTAAAACTAATGTTACAAAAAGCATTAAAAATACATCCTAAAACTTTGAATAAAATAAATAATAATGGAGGTATTGTAAATAATGGGATTATGAGTGTACAAATAGTTCAATTAGGTTATGAAGATTTACATGAAGTATTAACTACAAAACAAAAAATAGCAATATTAAATAGACAAGCAATGAGTATAAATGACTTGGTAGAATTAATAAATACATCACCTGAATATAAACAATATAGAAATGTATGTATAACAAATTTACAAAGTAGTTTTGGTTTTAAATATTGTAATAAAGCCAAAAAATTTATTGCAGTTAACAAAAATGAGTTATTAGATGATTTAATTGATAATCGTATTTATGATATTGAAAAATTTTATAAAGAAATAGAATCAAAAATGGCGCCTGAAAGAGCTGTTCAAATAAAAAAATTTATTGATAAAATATTAAAACAGCCTGAATTAAAAAATTTAAAAAAAGAAGAAATTAAATTAATTTTATATAATAACAAAGATAAAATTAAAATGATAAATCAAGAAGAAATATCAGAAATAGAAATTTAAAGTTCTAATATATCTAAATTATAATGATAATCATTACCATTCATATAATTTGAAAATAAATAAATTAACCTAATTATATAAGCTTCAAAACATTCTATATGTCTTGTACCTTGTGACTTTCTTAATTCAAATATTGATGTTATTTCAATTATATGAGATTTAATATTAATATCTTCAAAATATGTTAATAATTTTCTCATTATTTCACTAATTATTTCTTGTGTTGAAATATTTGTAATAGATAATTTATAAAAAAGTTCCCTACATTTTTTTATTACTGCATAAGCTTTTTTACTATTATAATTTCTTTTATTAATTATCATTTCTGCAATTTGAGAAATAATCATTTCTTTTGTATTTACATATTCACAATTATTAATTTTTAGTTCTAATAACCAAATAGCATTATAAATTTTTTGATTACTTTTAATTAAAATTTCCATTAAATTCTCAGAAGATAAATCAATCTTTTCGGTATAACATATTTGTAATAATGTATTTATTATTTGAATATTATTTGGTAAAGGAACTCTAATTTCAATACATCTTGATCTTAAAGGTTCAATCATTTTAGATAATTGGTCACAAATAAAAATAAATTTACATGTATCTGCATATTTTTCCATAGTTCTTCTTAATGAAGCTTGTGCTGTATTTGATAAATTATCTATTTTATTTATTATAACAACTTTAAATAACCTTTTGTATTTTAATATATTTAAAATTTCTGTTTTTGCATAGTTTTGAATTATTTCTTGAATTAAATATTTATCAAATCCATTTGAATTAGGTTCTATTACAATATGAAATTTTGATTGCTTTATTTTAACTTTAGTTTTTGAATTACCGTAACCATTAATAGTATATTCAATTTCATTTAATTCTGTATTATTTTTACCATAAATTTTTTCTAATAATTTATTTACTAGAAACTCTTTACCAGAACCACTTTTTCCATAAACTACTAAATGTTGAAAATTCGCATAACGCCAAACTCCTCTTTCTAAATTTTCTATAATTTCACTCATTTCATCTTTAGGTTTTAAAACTACTTTATCAATATTAGAATAAATTTCATTATGAGTATCAAAACTTTCTAATATTTTTTCAATAATTGAATGGTGCCAAATATATTGATTTGAATCCTTATAATATTTATCTACTAAAAACATTAATTATTATTGTTTTCATTCTTTAAAATAAATAAAAATTGTTAAAAATTGTATTAAAGATTTTGGAATTTATTATTTAATGCTACTAAAAACCTATAATCAAAAATATACTGATATTTCAAAAATATCTACTAAACTTATATCTAATACTATTACAGTAAATGGGTGGGTTAGAACTACAAGAATACAATCAACAGTTGCTTTCATAGAATTACACGATGGTTCAACATCTAAAACTATCCAATTAATTACTGAAAATTTAGAATTAATTGAAAAATTAAAAGTTTTAACTGTAGGATCTTCACTGAGTATTTCTGGTGAAGTGGTAAAACATCCAGTGAAAGATGAATTAGTAGAAATAAAAATACTTGAAATTTTATATATTGGTAAAATAGAAGATCCTATAACTTATATTTTAAATGCTAAAAAAACTTCTCTTGAAGCTTTGAGAGATCATATGGATGTTAGAGTTAAAACCAGAACTTTTACAGCTGTTTTTAGAATTAGAGCTGGTTTGTCAAAGGCTATGCATGATTTCTGGGGAAATCTAGGTTTTCATCATTTAAATCCAAATATTATAACCACCAGTGATTGTGAAGGTGGTGGGGAAGTTTTTACAATTAGTACTCTATTAAATGAGAAAAAACAAGATATTCCAACAATTGAAAAAACAGATATTATAGATTATAACAAAGATTTTTTTCAAAAGAGGGCATACTTAACAGTCTCTTCTCAACTTCAATTAGAACTTTTATGCGCTGGTCTTGGAAAAGTTTGGACTTCTAATAAATCATTTCGTTCAGAAAAATCTAAAACTAATAGACATTTAGCTGAATTTGAACATATAGAATGGGAAGTAGCATGGGCAAATTTAGATGATTTAATGGATTTATCTGAGCAATTTACTCAATATTGTTTCTCTTATATAATTAATAATCATAAAGATGATTTGGAGGAATTAAATAAATTTACAAGTAAAGGAATTATAGAAAAATTAGAATCATTCATTTCAAAACCTTATATTAGAATTACTTATGATGAAGCTTTAGAAATATTAGAAAAAAGTAATATTACAAATTTACCTAAATGGGGTGATGATTTAGGTTCTGAATGTGAAAAATATTTGGCAGATGTTCATTTTAAACATCCTCTTCTAGTATATAATTATCCTACAGTATTAAAGTCATTTTATATGAAACAAAATCCAGATGGTCGTACCGTACAAGGTTGTGATCTTTTAGTTCCTGGTTTAGGTGAATTAATTGGTTCTTCTGTAAGAGAAGAAAATTATGAAAAAATTATGTTAATAATTAATGAAAGAAAGATGGATATATCAAGTTTAAAATGGTATTTGGATATGAGAAAAAATGGTTCAACACCTACAGCTGGAGCAGGACTAGGTTTTGACCGTTTAGTTCGTATATGTACAGGAATAGAAAATATTCGTGATGCTGTACCATTTCCAATTGCCTATCAAGAATGTAAATTTTAAAAAAATTGATTTATAATTTAATAACAACTTTAGATTTGTTATTAAATGGGCATTTTGTATTCTAAAAATGAAGAAAAAGTAGAAGTGAAAACTGAAATAATTCAAACACCTTCTGATGATATTTTTGTTACTTATCTAAATAATCTTTGGAATAATAATAATAATAATGATGAGAAAGAAATTAAAAATGTTAGAATTTTAAATGAATTACCTAATAATAGTGAAGTTTCTGATGAAGAAATAAAAAAATTTAAAGAACTAATAGAAACTAATTTGGCTACTTTTAAAATTTTGGATAAAGTTGCTTATTCAGATAAAATTGAAAAAGAGGTAAGACTTAAAAAAGATGAACTTGGAATAAATGATCTTAAAATAGCTTATTTGGTTATTAAAGATTTAGAAAATCACAATCAAGTAAATAATGAATTAATGAATAAAATAAATAAGGTACAGGTTTCTTCTAAAATTAAAGATATTAATAAAGATAAATTAAATCCTAAAAATTATAGGTTTATTCAATCTCATTCAAAATGTATAAAATTAATTGATAG